GCTTCTAATTTAACCTTTCGAACATTTACAGGCTGTGCTACTTTCCATGCCGTTCTACGTGCCTGATTTAATCTACTCTTTGCGATCCGTGAAATGCTTACCGAGTTATTTTGATTACCGCCCAAAACGTGGTAGTGTGTGTCGTCTTCACCTACGTAAATTCCTACGTGACCGCCACCGTTTCTTTTGAATGTAAGAACATCTCCTAACATTGGTTCTAAAACACGGTTACCAAACTTATTCCAGTTCAAAGCCCATAACGGTCTCTCAACTACTTCTAACCCTGCAGACTTTGCGCAGTAAGCTATAAACAAACCGCACCATGGAATCTCATCGTTTGTGTAAACGTTTGAAAGTCCTAACTCTTTTGCCCAACCTAAAATTATAGGGTTATGCGCTTTGCCTACTATTTCTTTTACTCCAAGTTGTTTAACGGCTTGCACTAATATTCTCGGAGCCTTTTCGTCTTTTAGCCAGTCGTAACTCATTCAGTTTCGTTTAATTCGTCTTTTGGTATTACGGCATAAGTTTCAGTACCTTCAATTTCTTTAGTTAAAGACGAACTTTTACCTTTTCCGTAACAGTCGTAAAGACGGTGTTTAAGGTCTTGAACGTCGCTGTGCGTGTACCATAACCATAACGCAAGAACTCCCGTAGCTCCTTGCTTTTTAATAATATCTAATATTTGTGTAATTGGTAGCATCTAATTAATTTTCAAAAGGTGGTGGGGTTGGTTTAGGTTCGTAGGGAATTAATTCTAATTCTTTAACCCAAAGATAATCAGGGTTTACGCATTGCTCCATTTCCTCTACTGAAATAATCCAATTATCGTTAAGGTCTTGTATAGGGTTGAAGTAGCTATCTGGTGCATACCATTGACCGATTAATTCGTCTTTTTGTAACTCAGTAAGTAACCCTACGTACGTTAATCTTTGTTCTGCTGTTAGTTCTGTTAGTTTCATATATTTCTAAAGTTACTCAAAATATCTTTAAATGTTTCATGAGAATAAGCTCCCTTTGCTTTGTTAGTCCATACGCAAACAAAATGAACATTACCTTCTATATACCCTAACTCATTATCAATTCTATCTAAAGAAATTAAATAAGGACTTGAAGTCATTTCTCTTTTTTCATTATATGTTTTAGGACAAAGCATATCCATATTAGTATAGGCACATTTGTAATTTTGACTTTCTAATAATTCTTGCAAATATTCTATTGAAACTTCAAATGGATATGTTCTTGATTTTGCATTTGCCTTCCATCTTCCATATAAAGCGTTATGAATATCTTTAGTTCCTCCTTTATTACAATTTCTTGGTTTTCTAACTCCTGTTGCCCATGCTTTTTTACTACCAGAGCCTTTACCAACTAATCTTTCTATATTATTTCTATCTAATAAAAATCTTACTTTTTCGGCAGAAATTTTATATTTTTTTATTAAATCAGTTTGACTTAAACCATTAAGATAATCATTACATAAATCATCCTCATAAGAAAATCTATTTTGTTTTATAGCAGAGTAAAGTTCTGTCTTACCCAAGACAGCAATACCATGCATTTTCATAGTTCTTCTAACTCTGTCAGTTGTAGCGTTCAAATCTTTTGCAATTTCATGCGTTGTTTTTTTACCATAGTTTGATTTTATATAATCAACATCTAATGGTTTCATATTATTCCATCTTCCCATAATACAAATATACAACAATACAATCATATTATCAAGGGATTTGGCGATTTAAAGTAGTTTGAAATGCTTGTACCGCTGTGTATAAATTAGATGCTTCGGTGTCCGTTAAACCTTCTGAAATATATCCAAATGCATAATTTCTTGTATTTGTTCTAAACCCTATATAATGAGCAGATATTGTTGCTGCGCCAGTAGAAGTTAAATTAACAACTCCATTTCTATATCCTTTATGAGTTCCGCCTATCCTGTTTATACTATAAAAGCCAGGTGATGAATCTCCAGATACTGAAGTTAAATCTCCATACATATAATATCTTGTGTTAATGTATAAAGCTATTCCAAAAAATGTATTAAACGAAGCTAAATCATAACTATTACTATTAACATTATTTCTTAAATAAAAACCTAATCCACCATTTGTAGCTGTTAAATTCCCACTAATTAATAAATTTGTATTAGCTTCAGTATTAACTCCGTTTCCAGTTATTCCATTTGAGTTATGCGTCCATCCACCGCTAAATGTCAATCTAAACGCTGCATCTAAATCTCTTGGATCTTTGAGGTTCCATTTATGAGTTGAAGCAGTACCACCTACAAAAGGATACAAAGCTTTTGATTTAGTCCAAACATTATACCCTTTCAAGTCAACTACCAAAGTATTGATTGCCGCTTGTTGTGTTGGGTCTGTAATTGCAGCCGCTGTTATGAATGCTTGAGCATCAGGGTCTGTTGTAACACCTACAATATCAGTTAAACCCGCCCAACTATCTGCGTGAATATCTCCCCAACCAATAGCGTTGTTTGCACCTTGCCCCCAACCTATTGCGTTGTTTGCTGCTCCGTCACCCCAACCGTTACTATTTGCCATAATTAAGTAGTTTTATCACCCCACATAACCCATTCGTTAGTTAGGCGTTTTCTTAATACTATAACTGAATATTGTCCGTTTGTCTTATATTCAGCATTCGAACTTCTTAAAGTTACACCAGCAGCACCCGAAATTGTTACTTGTCCTGTGCCTAACTGACAAACATAAATTACCGTTCGGATAGGAATTGCCGTAGTTGCATTAGCTGGAATAGTTACTGTTTCAGCACTTGAACTATCAATCTCTACCATGTAATACGAATTATCCAAAGTAAGCGTGTGTGAGGCACTATATTTTACACCAGCTACTTGTACTACTTCAGCACCCGTAACATACTTAGAATCGTACGTAGAACCGTTAAAATCTGCTATTGCTAACCTATCTGTGCGCTCTAACGTTGCGTTCTTCGCTGTTAGTTGACTTATCTTGACATTTGCCATTTATCTTTTTTAAATAAATTTCTAATTTTCTAATATTTTCAGCCTTAGGCTTGTACTTTTTTAAATGAACCATCCAAAATAATTGTTTTGTGTGTCTGGGTACATATCCCCGTTAGAATTCAAGTTGTATTCAGGAAATAAGTCTTGGTTAAAACTCATGTAATCAATAAACCTTTCCGTGTAATGCTGTGCAATTGAACGCTCTTTTTCAATTAAGAAATCGATTTCGTCTTTTTCTACGTTTGTAGCATTCTCACTATTATGCTTAAATACGCCTTTGTTAGCGATTGTGTACGCTGCAAAAGGTAAATACTCAACCATCGCCCAATGTATAAGCATAGGCTTTATATACGTCGTTACAAGCGACAAATAATTTCCGCTTAAATCATCGTTTACAATATCAGTTTTTATTTTCTCCAATAATTTAGTACCTAAATAAGTTTGAATGTGAATATCTTGCGACACCTTTATCCATTGTATAAAATTGTCCGTGTCTACGTTGCCATTCATAGCAGTAAACTTTACTACATCTTCACGAGTTATTAATAATGCTTCCGCCATTTTATTTTCTGTAATATCCTTGGTTTGGCATATCAATTGGTCGTTGACTTACCAAACTTGGGTTTTTAACAATATAACCTAATTTCGCAGCTTTTGCGCCTGCAATTTGTTTTACTTCTTTGCTATCAATATCTAAAGCCTTACCAGAAAGCGTTGCGTAAACTCTTTTATTCCATCTATGGTGACAATTAGCACCGCCTTTATATAACCAAATTGAATATGTAGGAGCTCCGTCAATTCCTAACCCCGGGTTAACCGCTTGACTACCCATTTTTATAATATCTTCTTTTCTGTAAACTCTTTTTTGTTTAGCAAGTGACATCATTTTTTTACAAAACTCCCTTCCGTTTTCCTTTTCTTCACCTGCATAAATATACCGTGTAATGAATTTAACACCGTCTATTACTTGATCTTGCGAACTTCTTAAATTAGGTCGTGGATCACCCGTTGAAACTAAATTAACAACCTTAGATAATAAACTTTGTTTAGGTTCTTTGCTTAGTATTTCGTTATCCGTTTCGTCCGTGTCGTAATCTACTTCGTGTTCGTCTATTAATATCCATTCAGGGTTTTCATCTTCGCCTAACTCCATTAAAGCATTAACCGCGCTTAGTTCCGTTCCTGTTTCTTCAGCTACTTGTTCCTCGGTTTGTGCGTTTTCTAAGTCCATGAACTCCAAAGGCTGTAAAGTCTTAAAGAATAACTTTAACGAAATACCGTTGTAAGCTAATATTCTATCAAACGCCTCAAGTAATTCATCCTGCATAGGCTTAATAACCATATTATCAAACAAAATACTTGAATTTTTAAGTTCATCAGCATTCGAACTAAAGCCCGTTGACGTTGCAATACCAAATAAAAGCGGACTTGTTACGTTATGACCTAACATAATTTTACGTAAACACTCTTCACTTAAATACGAATAGTGTTCAGGCGCATCGTTTAACGGTATATCGTCAACAGTTGTTTTACTTGTTTCACTTGCATTAAAAGCTACAATCGTTCGCAGCCCCTTAGAACCCGTTAATTGTGCGTTTACTTTGTTTGTAATGATACTTTGCTGTTCTTCGGTAGGAATACCATTGTTGAAGTTTATAACCTTTGTACCGCTAAAACCGTGTTGAACTTCATTTATTAAATAGTCTGCAATTTCTTCCTCAAGTTTAGCATAAGGAACAGCACCTTGGTAATCAGGATAGGCGTAATACTTCATTCCAACCGTGTAAGGCTTTACAAAAAGTATTTCTATTAACTCATTTGAGAATCCATAAGCAGGTATTCTTTTAGGTGCGTACTTTTTAACATCCAACCAATTGTCAGAATAATAATAGCCTTCTATTTCTCCGTCTTTATTACACTTTTCAGCACGTAATAAATTAACAGGCATGTGGTAAGCCTTTAAAATTCTTTTACGGTCTTTTGAGTAATGAACTTGAATAGCGCACTGCCCTAACATCTTTCTATCCACTACTAATTTACGTACACAATCAGCATGAAACAAAGACATCATTTGAGCGTATTCATTTGGCTTTTTGCTTGCGTCTAACGCACTTAAACCACGTCCGTAAACTAATCTACTTATATTGTTTATTATTGCGTTATTTGTCGTAGAATACGTGTATCTGTCAATTAGATATTGAAAGTAATTATTGTCCTCACCAAATTCCACCCAATTATCTCTTTTTGATTCTTGAATTAATGGCGTTTGGTAAGAACTTAAATTAATTATATGTATGTTATCACTCATAAACTATAAAAGTATTTGTAGTTGTATTTGAAGTATATTGCCCGTTGTTAACCGAGAATGTTACTATCGGTTGGTCGGTGCAAAATATCCTATCACGGTAAACGATGTTTGTTCCGTCTTTTAGTACCAAATTGTAAAAATGATTTTCAACTAAGGCAACTTCAACTTCCATTGTCGAATAGTAGTCACCTGCCGTAAATTCCCACTCTTCAACAACCGTTGTTTCGTTAGTTTGGTCGTCCGTTATTTCAACTGTATCGAAGTCTCCATTTCGCGGAATTAAAGCAAATGTTTGCGCGTTTGTTGAAGTAGTTAAAACTATCATACTTTATTAACTTAAAACACCTTAAATTGTTTCTTAAATAAAAAAACCCCACCTAAAAAGGCAGGGTCTTAAACTATGTATGGAAAAGCAATCCTAAGAAGTAACTACCAATGCATCCAATGCACCATCAGTAAAGATAGCTTTTAATCCAGCCTCATCAGCACAATCAATGAAGTATGCAGGGCTTTTTTCCATTCCAGTGAATGTCAAGTTATACCCGTTGAAATCTCCCATTGCAGTTCCTGAAGATACAGTTCCAGCAGTAACGTCGCATCCTTGGTCATAACCAGCTAAAAAGAATTGGTGGTCTCTTGTTTCAACAACGATTCTCGGACGTCCGTAAGCTAACAATTTAACGTTTTTATGCGTTACAGCGTCTTGCTTCTTTAATTGAATAGTCAATACTTGCTCAAAAAAAGTAGTCCCGTTGTCTCTTGAAGTTTGGATAGTTTGCTCAAAACCATTTGCACCTTTTAATTCATATTTGTAAAGGTTAATTTGTGTTGCAGTGTACCAAGTAGTAATTTGGTCATCACCATCAAAAACAACGCTTGAAGATAATGTATTCAAATCACCATAGTTAATAAAGTAAATATTTAGAAGTCCTGAAATTGCATCCTTGCACGCTTCTAATCTTCCGTTTGCTATATCACAGCTCATTTTATTATTTTTTTAATGTTAAACAAAAAAGGGTGGCGTATATTTCACCACCCTCGCTTATAGTTTAGTTTGATTAGTTAGCTGAATTTACAATTCCGTAAGTAACCACGTCAGAAGCAAAACCGTATTTAACATCTGCCGTAAAACGCATAACTACTCGGATATTCTGAGATCCGTCAATATCACTTAAGTCTAAGACCTTGCACTCATTCATGTCATTCATCAAACCAGTTGCAAAATACAAGTTTGAAGTTTGAGAAAGCAAAGCAGTGTTTGAAGCAAGTCCGTTAGCTAAGAAAATTTTAACTCCATCAAAGTAAAGGTTATCCAATACTTGGTTAGTTCCTTTGTTTTCGTAACCGTTAGCACCTACACCTGAAGCAGCAAAACCACCCAATGCACGAACGTAAGCTCTATAAATGTTATTTGAAACATAAAGAGTTAAATCTTCTTTACCGTACAAAGCAGCAGGTAAAGCATCAACGATAGAACCTAACTCAGCGATGACGTTAGAAGCAGTTACAGTTGTTCCAGCAACTTCTTGAGCAGCAGGTAAAGCAGCGTCAGTAGTTAATTGAGTCATGATTCCAGCAAATTGTCCAGCTGTTGCGTTAACACCTCTCCAAATTGAAGTCTCCATTCCAGCAGCAACTTTCTCAGCAGCGTGTGCAATTAAGAAATCAGCGAATGATTTTGGCAATACATCGAATGCAGAGTAACCCATTTGGATAGCATCCCAATCAGCACGGAAGTCAGACTTACATAATTGTAGGTTAACTTGGAATGATTCAGGTTGAAGAACTCGCTCTGTTAAAGTTACAGTTGAAGTTGGGTCAAAGTCGCAAGTTGCATTTTTGATGATGTCATCAGTTGCCACTCTTTTGATAACTTGTTTGTATTTAACGTTAGGCATGATAGTAATTCCGCCTTTTTCTAAAGTTGGAGCAGACAATAAAGCTGCAGCAATATACTTACCTGCAAACTCTCCAGCGTAAGTAGTTGTAATTGATTGTGTTGTACTCATTTTATGAATTTTTTAAATTATTTATACTACTGTTAATGTAATTGCTCCAGCAGCAGTTCCCAATCCGAAAACATACCAGTTAGAACCGTCACCATGTAATTCTACGAAGTCACCGATTGTGTCAGCAGAAGCCGAAAATGTAATTGTGTTTTCATCCGCTCCCGGTACGTTAGTACTGTTTACGATAACACCACCTTGAATTTTGTTTGTAGCCGCTTTAATCGTCCATGCAGTAGTAGCGAATAACGCACCTACGACAAATTTATAAGATTGACCAGCTCCGTCAGCAACAGCAGGAAGTGTAATTTGCGCACCTGCAGCAGCGTTAAGAATAAATACTTTACCGCTATCCTCAGCAGTTAAAGTTGTTGCACCTGTCAATGTTTCAACTACGCCTACTTGACGTAAAGAATCATTCGAAATGCTTGTAAATGTTGTACTCATTTTTTTTGTTTTTTAAATTATTACTTATTTAGTTTATTTAATACTGAATCCATAATTGTGCGACTTCTTTTAGTTGCAAATTTTACGGCTTCAACTTTATTCTCGTTTTCAGGGTTAAAAGAAATTGGTTTAACCTCTTCATCAGATGAAAGTTCAACTTCTTCTTTAACCTCTTTTAATTTGCTTAGTTCAGCTTTTAAAGTTTCGTTCTCTTCTTTTAGTTTTTCTATTTCACTAAAGAAAGTTTCTTTAACTACGCTTTCGATTGTTTTCTTAGCAGTTGGTTTTTCAGTTTCCATTTCTTCCTTTTTCTCGGTTTCAACTTCTACTTCCGTTTCAGGCTCTTCCATTTCTTTTTCTTTAACTTCGGAAATAACACCCTCTTCAATTACGATTAATATACGTCCATCTTCAAACTCGTATTCACCTACTGGCAAAGGTATTTTTTGTTCGTCTTCCGTTACAATGAACACTTCGTTACCTGCTTCGAATGAGTCAGCTTCTAAAACTGTTACACCATCCATTAATTTCATTTGCTCAAGTTTTACTTCCATTCCGAGCAAAGTTTTGATTTGGTTTATTAAGCTATTTTTCATTTTTGTTTTTATTTATTTATTTTCTTAAAAAGTTTACTGCGTCCATGTCCCAATTATTACCATAAATACTTGAAACACTTGCTTTTAATTTAAAGGCTGGGTCAGTTTCTAAACCTAATTCTTTTGATTTTTTCCAAATATTGTCGCCCTCATTTTTTAACTTATCAAAATCAGCCATTAATTTTTTATCCAATGCTTTAAATTGACTTTTAAATGCACTAACTTTATTTATTAAATCAACAACTTGTTGGTTTTCTTTTCTAAATAATTCAATTCTATTTTCATAATCTTGAATCATTCCCAATTCAACTTCATGCGAAGCTAATTGTGTTTCCTCTTTGAATAGTTTACTGAAAACTGTTTTTAGTGTATTCATAACTTATTAACTTTTAAAATTTTTACTTGTTCCTTTTTTATCCGTTTTGACGAACGATAGTTCTTACTCCGTCTATTTCTGTAATCGTTACATTTTGTGGCGTTACACTCGCTGTTTTTCCTATACCTTGAGCTTGTAAACTTCCGTCGCAACATTCCTTTGAGTATTTTCCGTCTTTACATAAACAACCTCTTTTACCACCACGTGGACTTACTTTACTTAGTGTTTTTTCCGCCATGTTATTTTAGTTATAAGTTATTATAAGCGTCAACTATTTCTTTTAAATTTTGTGGGGCGTATTGGTTTTTAACTGCTGCTTGATATTTAACAAACTCAGGCATTGCCGTTTTCCAATCTATACCTAAATCTTTTGCTTTCTTTTCAAAATTTATAATATTTTCATTAAAATTATTTGTTAAAACTTGTTGTTGTTGTATTAATTCAACAGCTTTTTTTAATGTAGTTCTGGCAATAGCACTTTCTTTTAAAATTGTATTATAGTTTTTTTCTAATTGCGTAAATGAGCCAACCACATCAACATAGTCCGATAATTCTACTTCGTGTTTCCCTAACTTAACCTCGTTAGCGTTTGATTCCATTTTAGAAATCATTTTTAGAATGTTATTCATTTTTTTCATTTTTATTTATTTTTGATTTGTTCTAACTTTCTTTGCGCCCATTCAATACCCGCATCACCACCCCATGCTAACCACATTAAACGACCGCAACCATCACCAAGTTCTTTTTGTGAACTTTGTCTATGTCGCTCAAAACTTGCCATTCGTGCAATAGTATCTTCGCTTATATTTTCTCCGTTTGCTAATTGGTTTGCTCTTGCTTTTCCTACGGGAGTACCACAGTCTCCCCAACCGTTTTCTTCTGCATAACGTAAAGCTATCTTTGCGTTTTCACTTGCTTCTTTTGGATAGTCGTTATAAGTTTCTAAATTGTATTGTTCGTCTTTTAGTATTAAATCACGAATTGCATTAATCAATCTATCCTCTTCGGTTTCTTGTAAACTCATTTCGTATTTGTCAACAAAGTAACCCTCAATGCTGAATCCTTTTACTTCACCTGCTTTTACCTTGTTCCAAATTTCATCGTTGTTTACTTTCATTGAAATCATCCAAGTTCCTTTTGGTAAATTGAATCCGTATTTTGCTGACTTGTCTTGTTTCTCGTCTTCAATAATCCAACTTTCAACAACACTCATTCCCTCAAGCATTTTCTTTTCATGTTCTAACGTGGCGTTGTTTTGGTTCGCTCTCATTAAAAATAACTCCGATGCTTTGCGTACCGTGTCCTCACTAAAATAAATATAGAATTCTTTGTCTCCGTTTTTACGGTAAATCTGTTTGTTAGGAACTAAAGCCGCACCCATTAAGATGCGTTTCTCTCCGTCAACTTCTTTTAATTCTACTTCGTGTTTTTTTAAGGCTACAAAATTCTCTTCAATCGCTGGACTTTCAACAACTGAAACCGCATTGATACCGCTTTCGATTTTATTCTCATCAATAAGCAGTTCTATAATTTCCATCTTTGCCATAACTCTTTAACTTATAATGTTGCGTTTTGTACTCTATTCCTGTCTAAACTTTGTGCGCTTGTTACTTCACCGCTTACTACATACGCTTGTACTGGCTGTTGTTGTAACGTTGCTAATTGGTTTATTCCACTTGAACCTATCGTGTTGAATTGAGGAGCCATAGCACCACCGCCACCAGTACCACCACCGCCACCTAAAGGAGGGGATGAAGGAGCAGAACCACCGCCCAAAGTTTTTAAGGCTTTTGCAGTTGCTGCAATATTAGCAGCGATTCCAATACCTGTTGAAATATTATTCATAGCTATAACTGGCGCAGCTGCTGCTCCACTTGTTGCTATTGCTTGAGGGGTTGCCAAAGCTCCAGCGTTTGCTAATTTATTTGCAATAATCATTTTTGCAATACCGATAGCACTCTCAGCAATTACAGCTGCCTTTTGTACTCCTTTTTGCTTTTCAAATACACTCGCTATTAATTGAACGCCTTGTAATGCCGTGTCTAAACCTTGTTGTTGTAACGCTGCTTTTTGTTCTGCTGCTGCCTTAGCTGCTGCAATTTCTTTTTCTGTTGCTTCTTTATCTAAAGCAGCCTTTTTTTCTTTTGCTACCTTGTCATTTTCATAAGCTATGTTTTGATATTTTAAATTAATATCGTTTAGCTCATTCATTTTAGCTAATTCAATTTCTGCAAGTGCGTCTTTATTTCCTTCCGCTAAAGTTTCAAGTTCAAAATATTTGTCATTAACTAATAAAATTTCACGTTCCTGTTCCGTTAAACTATTTTGAAAGTTTTGTTCTGCAATATCTTCTAATCTTTTATTAAGTTCGTTTTGTTGTTCAATTGCTAAACGTGCTGCTTCTGCGTTTGCGCTTTTTATTAAATCGTTTTTTTCTTTATTAGCGTCTATTGTTTTTTGAGCTTCTGCTTTATCCATTTCTTTAATAGAAAGTTGAAACCCTGCTTTTTGGTTTTCTAAGTCTGCAATGCTTTTACGAATTTCTTTTGCCGTTTCTTCATTTTCTTTTTTAAGCTCTGGCACATTAAAAATTGAACCTGCAATAAAATCACTTGCTTTATCTTGTAAACCTTCAATTGTTTTTCCTACATCAAAAGAAATAACTTTTCCAAATCCAAGAATTTCACTTACTTTGTTAGCCCCTTGTATTGCTAAGTCAATAGGCTTTAACATTAACTTAGGTAAAAATAACGCAGCTTCTAAAGTAAAATCGACTATTTTTTTAGTCATGTTATAATTCTGAATAGCTGCTGCTTCTTCGGCTTTACTTGTTTTAAGTACGTTTTCAAGTTCTATTTTACCTTTTTCAATTGTTGCATTTATTTGAGCTATTTTTATATTTAAAATTTGACGTTCGCTTTTTCCTTGCAACTTTAAAACATTATCTTGAGCGTCTAAGGTCGATAACTGTTCCTTAGAAGTTTCAAAGTTTTTATGGGTTTCTTCGTTTAATTTAGCTTGTTCCGCACTTACACCGCTAACCGCTTCTTTAATGTCATCCCAATAAGCGACAACAGTACCCAACGCAACTAAAAATAAACCAATTCCCGTTGCTGCTAAACCCGTTTTAATTCCTTTTAAAGCATTCATAGCAACCGCACCCAACTGTTTAAAAGAATCTTTAGCTTCCATTAAACCTTGAATACCTTGAGAAAGTGCCATAGCAGACTGAACTTTTAACATGGCTTCCTGTACTGATTCACCTTCAACGCCTATTAAACTAAGCCCACCTTGAACAGCTTGAAAACCGTCTAACACACCACCTAAAGACC